GATTCCGCAGACGAGCAGCCGGCCCGGGCAAGACCCTGAATATTCACCGTCCAGCGGTGTGACGCTGTGCTGACAGTTCGCGAACCCTTAGTCGGGTTTGAGAAATAAAACTGTTTTGAATCAAGGCACTGTAATTTTGTAAGCGTGATTTGTCCGCCGGACTCCGCTGGTCGCCTACTCTTTGGGCATGACGGGAAATCAGGACAGGGCGGCGCGGACGGCGGCATGGGCCGACGCGCGGCAGGATGACCTTATGGCGATCATCGATGCGGACCTGGCGGCCATAAAGGCTGCCGCCCCGACGTCGGATGACCCGGGCGCGGCGGAGCGACGGGTGCGGGCCGTGGGGGTCTTTGCGCGTTCGGTTCGAGCCGTCGTGGCGCTGTCGTCCCTGCCGCAATCAGGTGGCCGTCAGCTGGAAGAGGGCGAGATGAAGCATCGTGACGATACCCCCGAAAACCTTGAACGAATGCGGGCCGAACTGGAGACCCGTCTCGATCGCCTCAGCGCCGTCCTGGAATCGAAGGGAATCGTTGTCGAGCCTGGATGCTGGCCAGTTGCACGAAGTGTGCGCGAGCCGGTTCAGCCTGCATGAACATCAGGCACCGGCTGCGTCAAAGGACTGGGGCACCTGGGTGCTGCTGGGCGGACGCGGGGCCGGCAAGACGTTTGCCGGGGCCTGGTGGATCAACCACCTGGCCGAGATAAAGGACCGGCGGTTCGCCCTCGTCGGGCCGACGCTGCATGATGTGCGCGAGGTCATGGTGGAGGGCCCGTCGGGGCTGAAAGCCTTGCCGGAGCGGGCGAAACGCCCGCGCTGGGAAGCGGGGCGGCGGCGTCTGGTCTGGCCGAACGGCAGCGAGGCCCACGCCTTCTCGGCCGAGGACCCCGACAGTCTGAGAGGCCCGCAGTTCCATCATGGCTGGGCCGATGAATTCTGCGCCTGGCGGAGGCCGGAGCTGGTGCTCGGCAACCTGAGGCTGGGGCTGAGACTGGGCGATGATCCGCGTCTGGTGGTGACCACCACGCCGCGGCCGATCCCGGCGCTGCGCCGGCTGCTGGGGGAGACACGCGTGGTGGTGGACCGGGCCGGGACGCAGGCGAATGCCGGTCATCTGTCGCCGGGGTTTCTGGCGCATCTGCGCGCGCTCTACGCCGGGACACGGCTGGAGGCACAGGAGCTGGAGGGGTTGATGGTCGAGGCCGAGGGGGCGCTGTTCCGGGCCGAGGATCTGGCGCGCGCGCGCGGCCATCGGCCGGCGTCGCTGGAGCAGATCGTGGTGGCGGTCGATCCGCCGGCGAGCGCGGGCGGTGACGCCTGCGGGATCGTGGTCGTCGGGCGCAGGGACAAATGCGCCTATGTGCTGGCCGACCGGTCGAGGGGCGGGGAGTCGCCGCAGGGCTGGGCCACCCTCGTGGCGCAGACGGCGCGGGAGTTCGGTGCACGCGAGATTGTGGCCGAGAAGAACCAGGGTGGCGAAATGGTGCGGACCGTACTTGCCCACGGCGGCTGTGAGGTCCCGATCAGACTGGTCCATGCCAGCCGGGGCAAGACGGCGCGGGCCGAGCCGGTGGCGGCGCTCTATGAACAGGGCCGGGTCGTCCACTGCGGGGCTTTTCCGGCGCTTGAAGAGGAACTGATGGCGCTGGGGTCGGCGGACGGTGGCGGGCGCAGTCCCGACCGGGCCGACGCCCTTGTTTGGGCGGTGACGCATCTGCTGCCGGCACCGAGGGCGGGGCCGCGGGTGCGGGTGTTGTGAGATCAGGGGGGCGGCGCACTGCCCCCTCCACCGCCGTTCCGGCGGTCCCCCTCCCCCATGGGGGGGAGGAGAACGATGGAGATTTCCATGTTTGATTGGCGACGGCCCTTCGAGGGCCGGCGGCGCGTCCCTGCGCCCGAGACAAAGGACAGTCGGGTCGGGCCGCTGATCGCGCTGACGGCCGGCGGGCGGGCGCGGTGGACGCCGCGGGACTATGCCCATCTGGCCGGGGAAGGGTTTGCGAAGAACGCCGTGGCCTATCGCTGTGTGCGGATGATCGCGGAGGCGGCGGCGTCGACGCCGCTGGTGGTGTTCGCCGACGGGGTGCGGCGCGACGATCATCCGCTGGCGGCGCTGCTGGCAAGGCCGAACCCGGAGCAGTCGGGGGCTGAGTGGCTGGAGGCGCTGCACGGCGCGCTGCAGACGGCCGGGAATGCCTATGCCGAGGCCGTGGGGGATGAGGCGCCCGAGGAGCTTTGGACGCTGCGGCCAGACCGGGTGAAGGTGGTCCCGGGACGGGCCGGCTGGCCAGAGGCCTGGGAATATTCCGTAGACGGACGGTCGGTGCGGATCGGGCGGGCAGCGGACGGCTGGTCGCCGGTGATGCAGCTGAAGCTGTTTCATCCGACCGACGACCACTACGGGTTTTCGCCGCTTGAGGCGGCGGCCTTTGCCATCGATGTGCACAATGCCTCGGGGGCCTGGAACAAGGCGCTGCTGGACAATGCGGCGCGGCCCAGCGGGGCGCTGGTCTATGGGGCGAAGGATGGCGAGCGGCTGACGGCCGAACAGTTCGAGGCGCTGCGGGGGCAGGTCGAGGAGAGCCATGCGGGGACGCTGAACGCCGGACGGCCGATGATCCTGGAGGGCGGGCTGGACTGGAAGCCGATGAGCTGGACCCCGGCCGACATGGATTTCATCGCCGGCAAACACGCCGCGGCGCGGGAGATCGCGCTGGCGTTCGGCGTGCCGCCACAGCTGCTGGGGATTCCCGGGGATGCGACCTATGCCAACTATCGCGAGGCCAATGCGGCCTTCTGGCGGGGGACGGTGGTGCCGCTGGTGAGGAAGACGGCGGCGGCGCTGACGGTGTGGCTGGGCGGACGGTTTGCGGGGGTCAGGATCGAGGCCGATCTGGATGGACTGCCCGCCTTGCAGCCCGAGCGCGATGCGCTGTGGGCGCGCTTGAATGCGGCGAGTTTCCTGACGGACGAGGAGCGACGGCGGATGGCGGGAGTGGGGGCGTAGGGCTTAGGGCTTAGGGCTTAGTTTGGTCAGAAGCGTGCGGAGCATTCGGCCGAGCTGGTCGGCGTCCGCCAAGACGGCGTCAGTCGAGCCCGGCGGACAGATCTTGACCCGTTCTGCAAGTATAAGATGCGTCTCCAGCTCCTTGAGCGACCCCTGGGCGATGCGGACAAAGCTGGCGTAGGCGGGCCGTGTTCCGCGACCGTACCCCTCCGCGATATTCGCCGCGACGGACGCGGCCGCCCTACGGGACTGGGACGTCAAACCGAACTGTTCCTCGCGCGGAAAGGCTCTCGTCAGCTGATAGGTCGCTTCTGCGATCGCCATCGCGCGCTGCCAGACAAGCAGGTCCCGATACCCACCAATCCCGTTCGCCACTGATTCCTCCCAAGCCCCAAGCCCCAAGCCCCAAGCCCAACGCTATACAACCGAGAATATACATCGTGAACGAACTCAGGAAAATCCCCGTCGCCGTGATCGCGGCGCTGGCGGTGCAGACGGTCGGCGGCCTGGTCTGGGCCGGTGGGGCGGCGGCGCGGATTGCGACGCTGGAGGAACAGGTCGGGGAGCAGCGGCTGGTGGCCGAGCGGCTGGCGCGGCTGGAGGAGCAGAGTCTGGCGACGCGGGCCGCAGTGGAGCGGGTGGAGCGGCATATGAGTGACAAGTGGCGGGTGGCGAGTGGCGAGTGAGGTGACACCCAAGTTCGCGCTCAGGTCGATGACTTCGGGCAATCCGTTTTCCGACGCGGCGTCCTCGTCACTCGCCACCCGCCACCAGCCACTTCGGATCACCGGCTATGCCTCCCTGTGGGGTGTGGCCGATCTGAACGGGGATGTGGTCGCGCGGGGTGCGTTTGCGGCCAGTCTGGCGAAGACGGGTGCCGGGGGCGTGCGGATGCTGCATCAGCACGAGGATCGGGCGGTGGTCGGGGTCTGGGACCATATGGTCGAGGACGAGCGCGGATTGTTCGTCCGTGGACAGATCATGGACTGGTCGGCCGAGGGCCGGTTCGCCCGGGCACTGTCGCGGGCGGGGGCGCTGGACGGGCTGTCGATCGGCTTTCGCAGCCGCCGGGCGCGCCGGGAGGGGCGGCTGCGGGTGCTGGTCGAGGTCGAGCTGTGGGAGGTGTCGCTGGTGACGTTCCCGATGCTGCCGGGCGCGCGGTTCCGGGCTGGCTGAGTGTCAGCCGGCGGCGGGGAGGTATTCCGGCGGGATCGGCTGTGCCGGGGATTCGCCCTGCCAGTAGACACTGAGGATCCACCAGCGGCTGCCGTCATGGAACAGTTGGATGCTGTTGATG